CTCATTTATTTGGAAGAAACTATTTAAGGATGAGGTGGAAGTTAGCAACGATGAAGCCCCTAAGTTTATGGTGCAGACTAATTACAGTTATGAAGTAATTGACGGCGGTTTAAAACGTAGGATAATACCTATTGAATTTACTAATTTCTTTACAAACGTTGGCGGCTTAGACGTTCATTATGGCTGCCATTTTCCGAAAGGATGGACTAATGAAGATTGGGCAGGTTTCGACAATTTTATAGCACAATCAGTACAAGTATGGCTTAAAGGTGGAAAGAAATTAACTGCACCTACATTAACTGAAGGTGGATGGCTTAAACAGTTTGAACAAACATACGGATCTATAATATTCAATTTTATTGAGCAGAATTTCAATCATTGGTGCGAACGTGTAGAAATTAGTAACGATACCTTTAAAAGTTATTTAGAAGCCTACTACGCCGAAAATAACACTCCTAAGCAATATCAACCTTCAACCCAACGTATTAACGCCGCTATTAAGGCTTATGCTGAAAAAAAGAAGGTTGATTATAAGCACGATATTATTAAGACTGTAAATAGATTATCAGTAAAAATGAGGATATTTTCAGTAGAAATACCATTTTAAATTACTAAAATTACTAACTGATTACTGTTTTTTTTTAAGGTTTAGTAATTCTAAAACCTTTACTACTATTGAGTTTTAAAGATAAATTACTAAAATTACTAAAAATAATTCCATTTATTGTATAAGAAAAATATAAAAGAGTATAAGTACTAAATATATAAAACATAAAAAATAAATAGTAGTGTTACTGTATATAAATAATAGATAGGGAAATTTTTAGTAATTTGGTAATTTTTATAGTGAAACCTTTACTATCATTGAATTACAGCAATTACTAAATTTTTACAAAAATTACTAAATATGACTAAAAAACAATTTTTAACCACCATTTACGCCAATGAAGACCAATTTACGGCGGCAACACATAAGTATATCAATCATAATTACCCAGCGTTAAGGGGATTTTACTTTCACGTTGCTAATGAATCGGCTACAAGTGCCGCAATGAGGGTTAAACTACATTCACTCGGAGTACTTGCGGGCATTCCAGACTTCTTATTCGTTTATCCTACATTTTGGGGATTAGAATTAAAAATGCCAACTGGAAAACTATCCGACAAACAGAAACACCTCCATAATCATTGGGCTAGTGTTGGGATTACAATAATAACGGCGTATAGTGCGGAGGATGTAATAAATGCTTTAACAAAACTTTAACATTTCAAATTAACATTTATATCAATTATAACCTTATCTTTGTGTAACAAATTAAAAAATAGAAAAAATGCTACTTACAGAACAAATCACAAGATTAGAAAAACAATTAAGTTACGCAAATAATGTATTGAACAATGGCGGATTAGCTGCATGGGAGGCTAAAGAATACTCTAATTTAATAGAACAATACAATAATGAGTTAGAAACTTTAAAAAGTCAATTAGCGGCTAACATACATTTGTTCTAACCTTACAAGTTGGCAGACCTTCAAAACTGCCTTTTAATTATGACCTCGCAAAAACTTTCTGCATACATTCGCACTAAACGTAAAATAAATGACATATCTTTGCAACAAATGGCAAAAGCAATAGGCGTTACACCCGAAGCATTATGCCGAATGGAAAGCGGTAAGTATTGGATTAACTCTAAAAACTTATTTGCTATATTGGAAGTAATGAATATTAAATTGATTGAAGATGGCATCTAACAAACCACCAACTAAGGAAAAGTATATTGAGACACCTGAAAAACTTTGGGAGTTATTTTTAGAATATGTTAAGTATGAAAGAGATAATCCTATGTTTAAACGTGACTATGTTGGAAAAGATGGCGAAGAAAAGGATACACCTTTAATGACACCTATTACTTTTGAAGGCTTTGAATGTTACCTTTGGGATAAAGATATTATTTCAGATTTAAAAGATTATGCAAGCAATAAACAGGAACGATATACTATCTATGCCCCCATCATTACACGTATAAGGCAAAATTGCTTTGTTCAAAACTTTAAAGGCGCATCGGTTGGGTTATTCAATGCAAACCTAATAGCCCGTAAATTAGGATTAGTTGAAAGTACCAAAAACGAAAACAATACAACTTTTACCGTAGAAATTAAAGAAGATTGATAATAATAATAACTATTTTTATAGCCCTATTTATTTAGGGCTTTTTTATTTATGAAAATAATACTACCACCGTGGAATAATATAATAAACGAAACGTTTATCCCTTTGACTGACAATGAGGATAGGTATCTTATTTGTTGGGGGGGGCGTGGTAGTAGTAAGTCTTTATTTGCTGCAAAGAAGTTAATTTATAGATGCTTAAATGAACATTATTTTAGATACATACTTTATCGCAAAACGTTTAACACAATTAAAGATTCACAGTTTCAAACTATCAAAGATATTGTTTACGATTGGGGATTAGAGCAATTTTTTATATTCAATACTTCACCTTTAGAAATACGTTGTGTTAATGGCAATAAGTTTATTTGTCGTGGTGGAGATGAACCTAAGAAACTAAAATCTATTAAAGACCCAACAGGTGTATGGTATGAGGAAGAAATACCAGAGGAAGGGGATTTTATCACTATCACAACTTCGATAAGAACGCAAAAAGCAAAGTACTTACAAGAAATATTTACTATCAATCCCGAAGTAGAGGGAGATTTTGCCGACCATTGGTTTTGGAGACAATTTTTTAAAGATAAACCCGATGGTAGTTTTAGGGATAAAGCAGAAATAGATATAGGCGGCGGCAAAAAACACACTTTAACTTATACAAGCCATCATAGTACATATAAAGATAACCGTTGGATTCCTGATAGTTTTATTGCTCAACTATTAGCACTTAAAGAAAATAACCCATACTACTACACTATTTACGCAATGGGTAAATGGGGTAATAAATCAAGCGGTGGAAATTTTTATAAAATGTTTAATAGGGCAAAGAATACTACTAAATTAACATACAATCCTAATTTAGCTTTACACGTTAGTTTTGACTTTAACGTTAATCCTTATATGACTTGTACAATATGGCAAATAGAGGGCAAAAAAGCGATGCAAATAGATGAAATTACTTTGCCATCGCCTAACAACAGAACCGAAATAATTTGCAAAGAATTTGAAAAAAAGTATTATAACCACATATCAGGTGTTTTTATTTATGGTGACCCAGCAGGCAGGCACGAAGATACAAGAACTGAAAAAGGATATAATGACTTTGTAATTATTAAAAGAGGGTTACAAAAGTTTAAGCCCGTTGAAAGGGTGCAACGTTCAGCCCCTCCCGTTGTTATGCGTGGCAATTGGGTAAACTCTATATTTGCACATAATGAAGGGGGTATAGAAATATTTATAGATGAAGAATGCAGTAAAACAATAAACGATTATTTATATTTGAAAGAAGATTCAGACGGCACAAAATCTAAGTCGAAAGTAAAAGACCCAGAAACAGGTATTACTTATGAGAAATACGGGCATACATCAGATGCGAATGATTACCTTCTATGCTCCGCTTTTGCCCAAGACTTCACGGCGTATCAACGTGGGGGTAAGCTATTCAAACCCAACGGCATCATGCAAATACAACGTGGTGAACAAATTACATTCTAATAAATTAAATTTACCTACTTTTGTAAATTATGGCAATAACTATCGCAGACATTCAAGCCTTGAACTTCGGCTATCTAACAGGTGAGGACTTATTGCAGTTCTGTTCACCTCAATTATTGATTAAACAATATACGGTTGACAGTAACAGTTTGCAGAACGCTTTTAACTTCGCACAAAGTGAGGTTATTGCCTCGTTTACAACCCGTTATAACCTAACTACTGAACTAGCTAAAACAGGCACAAATAGGGCTTTATTATTGGTTAAAATAATGTCATTATTGACCGTTAGAAACGCATTGGGAAGCTTCCAAGAATTAGCCGAAAAGATGAAAGACGATTTTAGTTGGGCTGATTACACCGTTAAGTCAATCAGAAACGGGCAAATGAATTTACCAATATCATTGGCAGCTTGTACAAAAGCATCTACAGCAGAATTAACATATTCAAACTATTCAACATTAGGGTAAATGAGCAGACGTGAACGCAGGGCAAACGACCCCGAAATACAACAAAGAAAACAACAATATAGTAGCCCGTTGGGTTTTCCTGCTGGCACGGTAACCCCTAGCGGTTCAAAGGGTGCGGGGGGGTGGGGGGTATCAAATCCTAAAGCTACCCCTGCAACAGGAACAGCCCCAAGCGTTAACCCGTTTGTCATTCCTAAGTCGGCAGGTTTAACCCATACTTCTCAAACGTTCCCCAATAACTACTATGTAGATTGGAACTTAACAACATGGCGTTATGCGTGCGACCAAGCCGTTAAGTTTGGTTATCCCGTTAGTTATGCGACAATGGTGTGTTGGGTATTTGAAAGTAGCCCTTTTGTGCAATCATTGTTTAATGCTATTACGTCTGCTATTGGTAAAGTGCCGATAATGTACGTTGATGAAAAGGGCGAAGAATTGCCCGAATGGACTATTGAATTATGTTCTAAGTCATGGCAAAAGGAACTGATAAAAGAAATTGCATTATCACACTTTTGGGGATTTACGGGAATTAACATAGACCCCGTTAATGGTAAGATATACAAATATCCTATGCAAGACCTTGACCCGATTAATAGAATGTTAAGACAATCGACTTACTCATTTTATGACGGTGAAAAGTTTGATGATACCCCTAACTTATTGTGGATTCAGCCTTCAACATCTTACGAAAAGTTTTTAGGATGGATGCAGCCTATTGCCCGTTCATTTATTCAAATGAATATTAATAAAAATTCATGGGTACAGGCTGCAAGACGTTTAGCGTTTCCATTACTTACCGTTGGTTATCCACAAGACGATAGCGGCTATGATGTTTTTGGCAATGAGATTAACCCTTATAAAATACAGGCAGAAGCAATAGCAGCGAATATAGACCCTTCGAAGGGGTTGGTATATCCTTACACGTTAGATACTAGCGGTAAGGTTGTAAAGTCTATTGAAATTGATTTCGAGGCAACAGGCACTAACGCAAAAAGTCACGGTATATTTTCAGATTTCAACGAAGCCGAAAAGAACGAGATAAGGGAAATGATTTTAGGGGGTACGTTAACGAGTAGTACCGCAAAGTCAGGTAGTCGTGCATTGGGGGATGTTCACGCCGATAAGTTTGAAAGCGTTATAATGGATATGGTTGAATATGTTGAGGCATATTTGAACGATGAATATTTAAAAAAGATTACAAAGTTTTATAAGGAGTTTCCTGCTGGTAAGTTTGTAGCCAACAAAGCTAAACAAATGACATTAGAGGAAATAACCCAAATATCTACGGTATTGGTGCAAAACGGAAAAAGATTAACGGATTCTTTCTTTGAAGCCAATGGGTTAGTTAAAGAATTTTTTGAAGATGCAGCCCCTACAGCACCTGAGGCAGAAGTAAAAACGATGAATAGCGGTTTTATAGTAAAAAAAAAACTTTAATTGAAAGGTTAACAGGCGAAAAGAAAAAGAAAAAACCGAACCTAATTAGCGATGACCTTAAAAACGACCAACTAGAATATATTTATGTCAATAATAAAGGCAAAATAGTATTTTATCCAATATACAAAGAATACAACCAATATTTCTTCGAGGCGATGGCTAAAGAAATTCCTATAAAAGGAAGTTTTGAGGCTATGAAAGACACTAGCGTATTTGAGCGATATATGCAAAACGCCTATCAATTTTCAGCAAGCCGAAACGCCGAAATAGCTAAAGAAATGCAATCGGCGGTATTTGATAGCAAAGGAACTATAAAACCATTCAGCCAATACAAAAAAGATGCTGCACAGATAGCCGAAATAAACAACGAAGTACATTTAAGGGTAGAGTATGAAACTTGCCGTAAAGGTGCGGTAATGGGTGAGCGTTTTAGGCAGATTGAAAGTTTGAAAGATTATTACCCATATTGGGTGTACAAGGGTGAAATGGATGGTAGGGAACGTGAGGAACATATAGAGCTAGAGGGTAAAGTTTACAAGGTTGGTGACCCTGCTGGCGATGCTGTATTTCCGCCGAATGGTTTTAATTGCCGTTGTGATGGCGTTAGTATTGACAATGATGAGATAGAGGGTAAAGGCTATAACATTTCTACAAGCAAAGAAGCCGAAGAAGATTTGAAAAATGAAGTAGACCCACAATTTCGCTTCAATCCTGCACATCAAGGTATGTTGCCAAAAGAAGGTATAACCAATGGTAATACTTTCAATGCTGATATTTTCGGACTAAACAAACCAAATGCGGATAGTGACCCCGAAGGTTTTAGCAGTCGTTTATTAGCTGCAACAGGACTGCATCAGGTTATGGCAATAGTAGACGATTGGAAAGACAAATACACAACAGACAAGAAAGGCAATGTAATATTTCAAAACAACGATACCTATACAAATGTCATCCTTAGCAATATATCTATCCACAATATACAAAAGCATCCAAGAGGATTTGAAGGGCTGCCAAGTACGATAGAAAAACCTGACGAGATTTGGGGAACGTGGGAAAATGAAAAACAAACGGTAGTATTAAAGAATTATATTACCTTTGGCAAGAAAATAAGCTACATTGTGCAAACTAAAGACGGGGTTATAACAGATGCGTTTGCGGTTAGTAATGGTAGTTTGAGTAAGTTTAGAAAAGGAGTAATTTATTAACTATGTGTACACATTGCCACATACCACATCAAGACCCACACAGGAAAGATAAAGTAATAGTTACGGCTATTATGGTGGCGATGTTTATTATCATAGCAACACTTAAATATTGCGCAAATCATGGCTAAACGTTCGATGCAAGATTTAATGAATGATTGGCGTGAAGCTAGTAATAAGTTCAAGAAGTTTCAGGGTGACTTGCCTATGATAATGGGTGAAGAAAGTTTAAGAATAATAAAAGAAAATTTTAAACAAGAGGGCTACGATGATGGAACGGGTTTACAAAAATGGAAACAAAGAAGCCCTAAAACTAACAAAGCATACGATAGGCGAAGCGGTGTAAAAGGCACAACTTATAATAGTTCTGCAAAATTACTTCGACAAACCCTAACTTTATATAATTCTTTGATGTTTAGGGTAACGGGCAAACGGGTATTCGTTGGCACAAATACGGCTTTAGTTCCTTACGCTGAATATAATAATGAGGGTACAAACAAGGGAGTACCACAGCGTAAGTTTATACCAGCAAATGGCGAACCACCTAATTTAAAGATAGTAAAGAAGATTGAGCGCAAAATAGTAAGCACTAGAAATGAAATAATGAAAATTTTTAAACGTTAAATACACACACAATGAAAAAAACAATTATCGCAATCGCTGCCTTCATAGCAATGGCATCATGCACAAAGTCAACAGTAAGTAATCCGACAAACACCGAAAATAATAAGTACACGGTGCATCTAAAGCCGTCTATTTTATTTGACGGTCACCAACTACGGGCAAACTTAATAGCCGACATTATCCCGAATGACGTTGTTATCAGTGCCAACGTTTCCTATGATTGGGATAGTGCAGGAGTTTTTAACAACCGTTATACCTTCGATAACTTGCAAGTAATGGTAGAGCAAAACATAGGCTACACAAACAGAAGCAATTGGAGTATTACAAATGTAAAAATAGATACGGCGTGGAGTGATAATGTGAATGTAAAATTAATTTACTAATGAATTACACTTTAATCCAAACTATTAACGGCTCAAATCCTTGCAAGGTTCACAAGAGTGAAACCTTAGTAAATGTTTATCATAATAACGATTGGAACTTTGAGGCAGCCGATGTCGATAAATTGAAGTTTATTTGCAGAAGTTGTGAAAGTGTGAGAGTGTATAAAATTAACCCCGAAAAAGTATTATTAAGCAATGAAAACTGATATATTAGACAAGCATTTGTTACTCATCCAAAATGAGTTAGTTACAACCGTTAAAAAGATAGTTGAAACGGAAAACGTACCCGTAAAACAACTAAAGCGACTAGCAAAAGAACACGGCGAAAATGTTAGCGTGTTTAGTTGGCTATGTGAGTTGAAAACTAAGATTGAAGAAAACAATAAAAGCCAAAGTAAAATAGTTTCGTTATGATAGATGACATATTAAACGCCGTTGCCCAAGAGTGCAAACAGTTTCTTGCTGATAGCGGTGGAACTATTATCTTAAAGACGGATTACAGCCCTAAAAAGATGGAAGGCTATACTATGCCTTTACTTATTATTGAGATGCTCCCGGCAAGCGAAGCTTATCAATATTGCGGCGGTGTAAGTCGTGTAGATTGGATGTTTAAACTAAATAGCTACAACTATATGCCTGATGGTATGATTGACGATGATACGGATTATAGTAGGGGGTTATTGAAAGTAATTGATGATATTAGGCAGCATTTTAGTAAGGGCGTTTATATTAGTAGCCTTATGACAGATGTGTTAAATAACTACTGTTTTAAGTTTACTTTATCTAATGTGCAGAACGCCGATAATTTAGACGGCGAAGGATTGAATATAGGCTACGGAATAGTATTTGATAGTTGTGCTATTGACCCTTCAACAAATTTTACTCAAACAAGCACGCAACCATTAACAACGGTTACGCAAGTGAATAATCC